GAGTCGTTTTCTGTGACGTTGAAAACCATATCCCCGGCGGTGTTACCGTCTTTTGTGCGAGCCTGAAGCTCAAGCCCTACTCCAGCGCTTGTCTGATTTTGATAGCCGTATATGGTCGGCGAAAGCACACTACCTCCGCCTGAGCTTCCAAACGAGAGCGTACTGTCAGCTGAGTTGAGAGTCGGACTACCCGCGATTTCGATGGTCGTCGCACCGGTTGAACTCGAAGTGGTGATCTTGCTTGAGTCATACCTTTTTGCGGTGTCATTCCAAACTGGAACCGTTGTGTCAGTCGGCGAGTCCTCACGTGTTGCCACGGCTTGCAGGCTTCCGACTCGCCCAACTGCAAACACGTCATCACTCTCACGGAAAACGAGCTGATAATTCGTCTCCGTTCCACGGTCAACCTCAAGCCCTGCGCTACCCGCTGTGACTCCTGCTCCCACTTCCCCGCTGTTTACGAGTAACGTGTTGTCCTCGATTTCAACTGTCTCAACATTTGCTGTAAAAGTCGTTCCCTGAACCGTTAGGTTTCCAGGTATCGTAAGGTTCCCGTCCTTCAGAGTGATCGTTTCAATCACCACTCCGTTATCGAGTGTCTTCTCATTAATGCTGTCAACCGCAAGCGCACCGTTCAGGTCGAGACCTGCGAACGTGGGACTTGACGCCTGCGTGAGAGACTGGTCAAGCGCACCAAGATAACCCCATTGCGTGTTGCTAATTGTCACGGTGTCGATATTCTTTAACTGCGTGAACTCCACATCGGTTAAATCCGCGAGGTAGTTGATCCAGTCGTAGACGTTCTTTTGATACCAGTTAAATTGTTGATAGTTTGGTTTTTCTGGAATCCCCCCAACAGTTGTCCAGCCGCTCGATTTTTTCGCCGCGCCTGGCGTACTGATATCAGCAGGGTCAACGCCGGTTGCCCATTCAGGTAAAAATGCTGGTCTTGCCATTTTTCATTCTCCTCAAATCGTTAATATGCTCGAAAAGTGTCCACCCACTGAACCAGATCCATCGTCAAAACCCGCTCCGCCTGGGTATGGGTCGCCCTCGAAAACAAGCGGCGGATCGGCGCTCACTAAAACGGCCTCCAACCGCACACCGACTGCCCTGGTGTTTTGCATCGCCAATAACAACTCAGTGGTGTCGATTGTTATAGGGTCGGCACCTACGGCCGCGAGTGTGACCGATCCGGGGTAAACCTCGCCGCCCTGTACCGCGTCAGCTTGAGTCAAGAGCTTAAAACCTTGGATCACCTGTTCCCATCGGCCTGAGCTCGTGTACTGAAGCACCGCTGCAAAAAGCCGAGTTCGATAAATATCGTCAGTTCTACCCGCTCTTTGCACATCTAGGATCTCGCCGATACCGTCGAGCTGAACCCCGCTAGCGGTCTCGAGACCGACCTCGTTTATCAGTGCCTCGAGGCTTGTTTCGAATTCCTGTAGGTCGAGGCTAAAAGCTTGTGCAAGCCCCTCTATGTTCGGCTTTTCCTTGAACTGAGTTGTAAATAACCCAAGTGCCACTTCGAGTCGATTGTCTCTAGCTGCAAATGCCATATCAAACCACCGTTACAGTTACGTCGACGAGAGCAACCGTTGCAAGCTCAGTAACTGAGATTGTTTTGTTGGATGCCACCGCGTCGATTGTTGTTGACGCAACCCCCTTAACACCGGCAACCGCTGTGGCTGCGGACTCAACTCGATTCAGCCAAACATCTTGTCCGATCGTGAGGCCGTCGATGTAGTCTTTAATGGCAGCTTTGACTAAATCCTCGCCGTCCGATGGAAACACGTCGCCCTCATTTGAGTCGGTGTTTTCCGTGACGGTTATCGCAATATCTAGTGCCACCTCAGTTGCCTCGCTGTAATTCACGTCGTGGGTGAAACCCTCGGAGTCAGTGACGGAGTCGGTCAAGTCGCCGTGTGTCTCAATCCCTGCTGGCTTTGCGTTCCAAATTGCACTAGATACAGCGGCCCGTTCGGTTGGAAAGCCTGTAATCCCACCCGTGAGATTCGTTAGGATGTAGGCTTCGAAACTGTGTCCAGGTCGACCGTCGACCGTCGTGTCGGCGGTATTTTCTATGACAATTGCATTGATGACAAAATCAAGCGCCGTGAGCGCGTTTCTGATCCCCTCTTTTGTCGACGTGCCGGGGTTTTGCAAACTGTCGCGTCGCCTGATCCTGAGTTCCTCATCGGTCTCTCTGTCCTGCCCTCCCGTAATCTCAGCGGCGTTATTTACGGTGTCGACCCCGAATATAGATGTCACGAGCTCAGTCACCGTGTCAGCTGCGAGAGTTACGTCTCCAGACTCGGCCGCTACGCAGGTTACTGTCAGTGTGCCGCCGGTGATTTCTCCACTGGTAGTGGTCTCAACTTGTCGCCCGGCTGAGTCCTGCGCCACAGTGCCAGCAGGAACAGTGACCCCGTTCGTTCCCTCAAAAGTGAGCTCGCCCGTTGATGGTGTTGCCGGTCGTCGAGTGATACCGTTAATAGAAGCAATCCGATCAAGATTTACGCCGCTCGCTGTCGACGGATAAAAAGCGTTGTAGATTGCTTGCATGTTCAGCCAATCAGTCGCACGACCGGCCGCGAAAATATCTATTAACTGTCCTAGCGGCCCATCGCTTGATGTGTCTATTTGATTGCCGAATGTGGTTTTTACGTCGTTAACAATCTCTTCTTTTATGTCCTCGAGTCGCTTCAAAACAAAGCCCGAGGACGTTACGCCGAATGCCATGGTCAAACCCCTGTCTCAAAACTGGACTCCGATGTTTCCCCCGACTCCGAGAGAACCTTAAAGTCGACTGATAGTTTTCTTGTCACTGAGTCTAAAGCATAATTGAGCGAAAGGATTCTCTCAACACCGTCCACACTTAAAATAGCGTCACCGAAAGCCGCATTCAGTGCGCTCACCCGTGGGTTCTTATCTTTAAAGATCTGCTGAAAATATGGAACGCCGAGAGACGCGTCAAGGAAACACTCACCCAAGAATGTTTGCAGCCTCGTCCTTATACGCTGTACCAGCGAGTCAACTCCCGTCACAACAACCAAATTGCCCGTCGAGATATCAAGGTCGTTTGTCTCGGTATCAACTTTAAGTTGATTAAGTAGCGTCATTAGGTAATCCCTCCCGGGGTTATTGAGCAAGTGCCAGTGACCGTGTGCGTTCCCGCTGAGGACCCGCCTACAACCGTAGCGATTCCGCTTATTGTACCCGTCGCCTGAAGTGTAGATAGGTAGTTCAGCACCCACTCAGCGAACGCGTCAGCGAATTTGTCGAGGTTCTCCGCGCCAGCGGAATCACCTCCGAGCGTGGATTGGATCAGCGTTTTAAGATCGGCTTTGGCCGTTGCCTGACTGTATGCCATTATGCACCCCCTCTCTCTGTAAAATTTATCTGTGAAAGGATATTTGAAGTCGCTGTGTCTATATATTGAGACTTTAGCGTGTCAAGGTTGGCGTCTCTTACGACCCAAGCGGCAATGAGTGTTGGGTGTGCTGGCACCGGTGCGCCCGCATTCCCGACGCCCACAGGGCCAGTCTGTAGATCTGCGGAGTATCCCTTCATTTCCGATATCAGTGCGTCAAGCATTGTCTTTAAGACGTTGCCAAGAACAAGAGGCTCAGTCGGTGTCGCGCCCGCCTCTCCGGCAAGGATTTTACCGTCGCTGGTAATTGTTATTCTCACCTGATCGGATTGTAGACTGAGGCCGTTTTTCTCGACAGCGGACTCGAAGACTATCGGTTCCAAATCAGGATATAGTCCAGGCATTGCGACTGCATCGGAGTAGTCGAAGAACCTCGCCACGTCCGCAGGCTCGGCGACTTCATTCCCCGCCGCCTTCCAGTTGTCGAGACTCCTTTCGGAGAATAGCAAAACAACTCTGTCGCCTTTCTCAAGCGGAAAGTGGATTGAGAATTTGCCAGACCGCGGGAACACCACGGGGACTTTTCTTATGATTGGAACCGTGAGCGACTCACCGCTAGCAGACTTTCTCTTGATTGCGACCTGCACGCTAGCTGTCTGTTTGTCAGCGTCATAACTCTGCACGACGCCCGGAACCGAGGTGTGAACGTCTCCAAGTCGCCGGTCGATGTGATTTCTCACGAGTTCATTTAGGTTTGTTACTGGAGTCTTCTTTCCCGCCATTATAGAGCCTCCGCCTCGACTTCACAAATCCAATCACCTTGCCAAGAGTCCCCGACAAAACGCACTCGATTCATGCGGTACAATCCGTTAAACTCGTCACTCTCCAGCTGGACCGCGCGGAATGGTTTGAGCTTCGCACTGAGCAGACAGCGGAAAGTCACGCCGTTTTCGGTCTGAGCGGGCGAGTCAATGAGCCCACTGCGGGGAGATATTAGCACAACTGTTTCTTGGCTTGTCTGCCCCTTCTTAACGACTCTAAACTCATTATCGATGATCGACCAATCGTATTCGATTGACCGCAGGATTTCAGTCAACGCATCCGCCGCAGGTTTTGCAATGACCTTGGGTTTCGGTGCCGGTGTCGATGGCAGCGCGTCGAGCTCGACACCGAGACCGGTCACGTCGTTGAACTTGCCGACGAGGCCTTTGATTGTGTCGACAAGCGGCTCGCCCTCCGGGACTTCCTGAACGGCCACCGTTTCCCGTGTTTGCTTCCCACCGTCGCGGGTTTTTATCTCTGTCACCCGGTCTACATTATCGAGCTTGGATTCGATAATAAGGTCATTCCCAACGGACACAATGCCAATCTCGTCACCATATCCGGCCTCGAGGCTGACTGAGACACCTGGAGCCGCGAGCTTCTCCCTAGTGTCAGGACTCATGTTGTAGACCGATATCGTCGCCGTGTTGGATTCTGGTTGGTCGGACTTCTCAACCGCGAACGATATTCGCAGATCAGTTATCTCAGTCGCCTGACCGCCTCCATCGGGAATAATCAATAGACGGTATGCTCTGTTAAAAAGTCTCCCCATTATTCAGCCTCGAAGTAAAAGAGTTTTGCCTTGACGCCTATATCAAATCGGCTCGGAGGTGTCCCCATTCCAGTTAAATCCACGAGAAGAAAATCTCCCTGTGGGAGAGAGTCTGAGCTATAATCTGAAAAGACAATTTCTCCGAGTCTCAGCGGAGCGGACGCGATCAGTCGTTCGTCTAGGTCGTAAAGCTCAAACTCGAAACACTCGTCGGTCTCATTCCAAATGAACTTGCAGCGGAAATTTTGACCGTCGAAATCCTGCCTGAAAGTTTGGCTGTCAAAATTAGGGTCAATTTGAACGTACAATTGTGCCATTATAAAACCCCCAAGCCTTGAGCAAGTTGATACGCTACGGAACCCTTTGCCTGTTCAGCCTCATTGGCAACGCTCGCTGACTTTTTGCCGAGGTCACTTGTTGCGCTCCCCGCGCCCTGCCTCACGGGAGCTTTGACCGAATCGACCGCTGCGAAGCTTGCGTTAATCTCATTCGACCTAGCGATCGTCACTTCACTGAATGTGATTTCGTATGGGAGCTTATCTCCCGTATCTCGACCCCTTTGAAGCTTGATACCGCTCACTGCCATGCTCGGATAAGTCTCATGCTTTGTTGCGAGACTAACGAGAGCTCTTTGATTGCGAAGCTTGCGAAGGTATTCGATTGCGGACTGTACTTTGCTTTCGCTAGAGAAAAGTCCGCTCACACTCTCGATAACTGTCACCGGAGCGTCGCTCGCCATACCTGATATGACAACCCTCCGAGGTTCCGGCCTGATGTGATCCGTTATTGGGGAACCAGCCTCAACCGGATACCTGGTCACACTGACAGGCCAGTCGTGAGACTCCGAGTCAAGAAATTGCACATCAAACTCGTCAGCCGTGTCAATAAATCCAATATTGACGCTCTTCTTTTCTTTTTGGAATAACGCTAAAATGCTCATATACTACCTCACTGAGCGAATGCCGGGCGTGAACCCTGCTCCGCAGCCTCGGTTATTCTCGCAAACTCATCTCTAACTCTCTCGGCGATTGACTCAGCGTCGCCACGGGAAGCTGAACCCGCAACGTTGACGTTTATCGTCGGGCTCATGTTGACTGTTTTTGTTTGGTTGTTGTTAGCGGTGTTACTCGTGCTAGAGCTGTTCGAGTTAGCTATCGCGGCCCTTTGTGAGGAACCAACTTGACCACTCGATACCGCGCCCATCCCCATGCTGATACCCGGCGCAATTCCGCCAGCGATTGTAGAAACATTGCTGGTATTTATATTTGCCTCGGAATCTCCTATGCCGAGGAATTTCCCGATTGTACCTACGACTCCTGAGACAGACTCCCATACCTCAGTCAATTTCTGTTTTATTATGTCGAACCCGGTGATCCAGTTGTCCCACATTGTAATACCTATTCCGGCGACCCAATCAGCAAAGCCCATAAGGTCATTCCAGATCGACTCGACCGTCTGTAGGAAAGCCTGTTTAGTAGTCTCGAAATCGCCCAGGAACTCCCCAATAAGAGAGGGGCGACCATTGATCCATGCGAGCACGTCGTCGACAGCTAGCACGATAACCGCTATTGCGGCTAGGACAGCGGCGACAATTCCAACTATCGGCCAGGATATTGAAAGCCACATTGCTGAAGCCGCTGCGGCCGCTGTTGAGAATGCGAGAGACAGACCTGCAATCGCGAAAACAAGGACACCCACCCCGGCTAAAATTCCCGCGAGGATCGTCCCGAATTTAAGAATTGACGGATTTAAATTAGCAAGCCCTCTGATAAACTGAGTGACCGCCATAACGACATTACTTATCCACTCCAGAAAACCACTCTCGGCAATTCGAATAGCGAGACCTTCGAGCGCCGACCTTAATGCTTTAAGTGCGCCATTAAATCCTTTCATTTGAACTGCGGCTTGTTTCGCGGCGTTCCCAGTCTTTTGAGCGATCGCCGCCGTCGCTGCGTCAAGTTTGGATGTATCATTGATGAGACCTGCGAGCGCGCGCCCTGCTCGGACATCGAAGATGTCAATCACGTCCGAAATTGACGCCCCTTGTTTATTGAGGTCGCGGATGAGATCTGCAAACGGCCGCCGGAGTTTTCCAGTCTGGTCTACGTAGTCGCCGAGACTAATACCGAGCTTGTCAAACGCCGCGCGGCCGGCACTCGTCGGCTTTGCGAGTTTGATAAGGGCGTTTGACAGTCCCGTACCGGCGCGACTCGCTTTAATACCGGTCGATGCCATCGCGGTAAGAATTGCAGTCGTCTCGTCCAGCTCCATTCCAACAGTGTTCGCAGTGGTACCAGCCCACGACAGCGCCTCAGCAAGCTCCCCGACGTCGGTCGTGGCCGAGTCGGCTCCCTTGGTTAGTGCATCAGCGATTGACACCGCTGAGTCAGCGTCAAGACTGAATTGTGCCATCGTGTCAGCGAGGATTTTCGAAACCTCCGCTAGGCTCATTCCGCTGGCCGCCGCAAAATCAAGCGCGGGTGAAATCGTGTTCATGATCTGGCCAGCATTCAGACCGGCTTTTGCGAGCTCAATCATTCCGCCCGCGGCCTCGCTCGCGCTAAATTGTGTGTCGGTGCCAAGCTGGATTGCCTTCTCCCGGAGAGCGGCGAGTGACTCGCCGGTCGCTCCGCTCTTAGCCTCAACCGTGTTCATCGCCGCTTCAAAGTCGCCCGCGAGTTTTGCCACGGCCGCGCCAGCCAGGCCTATTGGCAAAGTGAGACGAGTCATCAAAGATCGACCGACACCCATTAAAGCGCGAGACTTCGCGGCCATCGCATTCATTTGGCTCTTAAAATTCATTGCGAATCGGCGGAGCTTTACTTGGACGGCCCGCAAGCTTCGAGTATCGATCCCCATTCCGAGCTTGACAATCAGTCGTGATATGCCCATGCGTTATTTCCTCTTTAATTTCTCGGCGTTTTGCTTTTCAATCTCCGCCTGCTCATCGAGTATGTCTATTGCAGTGATTATATCATGAAGGGAATACGTTGAATCTATTTCGGAAAGCGTGGCGACGTTTGAATAAACGAGACGCCACACGAGGGCGTCGATATCGTCCTCGTACATCAATCGGCGAGAATTGTTTTCTTTGTGCTGGTTCGATTCTTTAACAGATCGGAGCCTTCCAACATTGAAAAAAAATCCTTGAATTGGATTTTGATGCTTTCGATAAGCGCCTTGAACATGAGTCCGCTTTTTCCGATAAAAACCGTACTCCAGGTTTTATCTAATTTGGTACCGTCCATGGTCATTTTTGCAAACATCCTATCTGCAAAGTCTTCAAGTTCTTTTTCTGAGCAATTATCGAAAAATCTCTCAAGTCCCGCCTGAATATCTGACGTATTGATTTGCGACTCGTCGTCAGCGTTCGCGCCGATAGCGATAATTCCAGTCATATAGCTGGCGAGTCTTCGAGCCAGTCGCAAAGCCTCACGCCCCATCAAGGGGTATACTTCGAATGTGCTTCCGTCGATTTCAAATGTTTCTGGTGAATTTGTCATGGCTTTGACCTTCCTTTTTAGTTGTTACCGCCGATAAATACGTTGCATCGGTACACCTGCAAAACCCACTCGCGGTTCGATGGGCTTTTGGAGTTTGCCATGTCGGGCGCTCGCTTGACCCAACAACCGATCGACTCGGCCACAGAATTACCATTGTTATCCTTGAGCAACATTGGAACCACGCCAGCACCGCTAGCCTGATCAGTCGATCGAAGAGTCGAAAGGTAATCATTCGATGCGGAGCTCTGCAATAGTGTCATTGTAAGTTCCGCACGAAGGTCGTTTTTCTTTACGCGCATTTCCTCGCCATCGGCTCCGCTCACGTGCTCCCAATCGTCGTCCTGGAATGAGAGGTTCATGAACTCGCCGTCAGCAAAACCCTCTACGATGTGAGGCCCAATGATGAGCGAGTAATTCGCAGGGTCAAAAGTTTTTATGGCCATTTGTTGACCCTCCTTAAACTGTCACAGATCCGGCGATAACCGCCGCATGTACTGCGCCCGCAAGCGGGAAGTTAAAAGTAATTCCGGTCACTTTACGTGCCGCAACGTCCGCGCTCGGAATGTCGGCGACCTTAGGGATAAAGATCGACTCGTTTCCGTTTCTGACAAAAAGTCCGTTATCAATTCCTTCTTGGAATACCGACCTCAACTGTTTATCGAAAACGCTGAGACCCTTGTCAGTGTAAGGAATTTTGTCAAAGTTTACGAGGTCACTATAGATGTTTTCCTGAATGCGTGATTTTGTCCAGTCGGCACCCCTGATCACATCGATAAATTCGCCGTTTGACACAGTTCCTTCCTGCACAATATTAACGCCGCCGACTTCAGTATAATAGTTGGCATTATTTGCACTGAGCGAACTAATGTCAGTTGAACTAAGCGTGTCCGCAGGAATCCCGACCAGAGTCTTAAACTTCCATGTTCCACTACCTGGATCAGTCGGAAGCCTCTCCCCAAGGGCTGCCGCGGCCACTCGAGCTGTGGTCGTGTTATGGAAGAATGTTATAACTCTGTCAAAAGAATTGTTTTCAAAATAGTAAATTAACGAGCTCTCGTCACTCGCGGATTTAGCCTGTTCGTCGTGGACGGTCAGAGCTAAAATTTTCTCTACAGTCGATACGTAGCTCGCTGAGTCGATAGCATCTTGATAGCTGTACTCAGAAAGTAAGAGAGCATACCACGAATCATTTTGCTCGCTGATTGCTGCGATTTCTGTGTCATAAGTTGATGACCCAGCGGTCGCCGCAACGGATGCCGACGATAAATCAGAGAGCGTGAGAACGCCCACAGAAATGTCGCTCCCGGCAGTAGATGTCAGAGTGAGTGTCTTCCCCACATCCTCGTAGACAGCGGTTGAGATACCGTCGTCGCCTTGTATCAATGTTGCCAGAGCCGACAAAGTCGTGTCCTGGTCGGTATCAAAGGCAGTCGAGTAAACCGTGCCGTTAATCTTTGCCGACACCGTGCCGGTTGTAAGACTGCCGACATATGTGATTACTTTTTCAGTCGTGCCAGGCGTCACAACTCCGACGAGAAATTTTGTCGGCTTGTTGGCCTGGCTCATCAAGGCGACGGCTTGCAGATATTCCGGATCGGAATCGGTAAACCCGTCGGTGATCATATCAGCGGGAGCCGTATACGATCTCACTAATTCCCCCGCATCGAAAACCCCGGCACCGCTTGATCCCACAATGAGCGCTACGCCAAAACCGGCGCGGCTCACTATGCTTGATGCCCGGGAAATCGAGACGCTTATGATTGAGTCTAATGCGCTCATTGCTTGCCTCTCATTCTAAAGTATAAGTTTCTCCGTCGATTTCCACCGAATCGACTTCAGTCAGTTCGGGGTAATCAACTTCGGTATAGTATTTTACCTCGTAATCGAGGACGCCGCTGGCGAAGTCTGATTGACCCTCGTCGAATAAATCAATCTCCGCCCCACGGTATTCAGATATCGTGACGTTGCCCCTGTCGGTGTCATCTCCGACACCGGTGATTTGCTGAACCGGATCGATCAGGTCTTCGATCTGCCCCATCACGGTATCAATGTTGTCCTCACTGTCGACGTTGACCCCAGCTGTGACTACCTGAATTTTTAAAGTCAGCGTCCTTTCGTACATCCTCGGCGCAAGTTGTACCGTTTTTGCTTTCTCTTCAGTCGTAAAAACAAAAATAGCCGGGTATGTTAAACGATAAGTCGGATGTACTCTGGAGGGGAAAACCCGGTCTCCTGCGTCGGTATTATCAAGAAGCAAGTCTCTCACAGCGGCCCTAATTTGTTTTCTTAAATTTGCCATTGCGTCAACTCACTTTCTTGAGAAAAACCTTTATCGCGCCGTACCCGTCAACGGCCGCGTCGTAAACCTCGTAAGTCTCTCCCTGCGCGGTGACTCTGTCTCCGGTGTCGGGCTGCAACCCACTAGGTAAATCTGCGATCCTTATATAACAGTGAGGATCTTCAGTCGTGATACCGGCCGTCGTTTGGGTATCAATTCGGAAGAAAGCACTTTCGAAGTGCATGAAAACTTGGGTGCCAATTCCCGTAGAAAACGGCGTCCAAGTCACATACTCCCCGAAAGTTTTTACGACCGCCTTGTTAACCCGGTCGGCGATATCACGCCACGTCATGGTTAATCAGCCCCGATTGCAGGAGTCAGTTTAACCAAAACCTCAGTGTCAGCACTGGCTGCGTCCGCTACCGCGAAGCCGAGTTTGGCCAATGACGCAGCTTCCTCAGTGATTTCGGCAACCGTGAGGTCGTCACCTGTTCCCGTGTCGTTGTCATCGGCGACTGAGAGTTCGTCACCTGCGACAAGGCCGTAAACGTAAAGCTCGTCAGCGTCTTTAATCGCAGCCTTGACTGTGTCTCGCAGCGCATAGTTGGAGTTGATGAGCGCTATGAGACCGTCACGGATACCCGCAGCAGATCCTGCAGTGGCAGCCGTGTATGTGATCGTTTCTCCGTCAATTTCGAGAATGTAAGTGCCGTCAGTAGTACCGCCGACTGTTACTCCGTAGACGTTGACCTGGCCCGCATCGACGTTAGTAACTTTGGAGTTCGTCGCGTCCCAATAACAAACGTCTCCATTAGAAATTACGAGCGGAGCCGTTTTCGCCATTTTAAAAACGCCTTCAACTTGTAGAACGTTTTTCTCACCGCTCAAAACCGTGTTCTTGCAAACTCCAGTTAAAGATCCGATTGTGACTACTTCGCCGAAAGTTTGGTTAGCACCGGCGACGATGTCGAGGTATTTACCGTCTTGATAATCAACAGCCTCAGCCATTTTGATTACTCCCTATAAAGAGTTAAAAAAACAAATTCAGAAGGGACCAATTAGGTCCCCGGGTTGGTTCCGATTCCCCGCCATTCTACGGGAGCGACCCCGAGGTCGTAATATGCTTTCCAGTAAATGCCAAGAGTCTCAGTTGAATCGAGCTCCTCGAGCTGCAAGCCTTCCTGGCCCTGCAAGTTGACAAGTTCAATTGATGGAACATCAGCTGGGTCGGCCGCCATGTACCACCGAGTCGTAGAGCCGCCGCTCAGTGCCGATAGTCGTGGCTCCACGACTACTTGATAGCGCCCGGCGTGGATATTGACTTCACTCGCTTGAGTCGGCATCACAGTTTGTAGGAACGCAAGCGCAGTCCCCTCAAGCTCCGGAGGAACGATCAGGTAGCGCGGCATGACGTTGATGAGATCGCCTTGCTCGCCAGTTTGTTTCCTGAACAACTTGACCATGTCGTTCAGAGTCGTAACGCTAATAACACCGCTCGAACCGATGTTCCCGTGAGCACTTGAGAAAAGGAATTCCCCGTCGCTCATTGCAGTAGTCAGGCCACCGATGAGCGCGCCGTAAACAAGATCACTCTCAAGGCTTGCGGCCTTGCGAGCAATTTTGTTAGGCAGTCGGCTAAATGCGTTGAGGTCGTCATTGATGAGAGCTTGACGGCTCAAGCCGAACTTGCGGCCGTATGTTTTAGCTTGAATAGGCTCGGCGCGGTCACTTGCCTGTGTGTTTTTGAACTCAGCATGTTCGGGCATTTCAACAAGAGACTCCAGGTCTCCGAATCGATTTCGCTTGTGCTCTTTAAAATCGCTCACAGTTCCTCGGAGAACCCACGGCTCGAAGCTGCGAGGTGCCTCAGCAAACTCATCCATGAGAGTTTTAGTAGCAATGTTTGCGAGCAGGTTGGAAAACTCAGTCGTAGTTTGCAATGCACGAGTAACGGCCGCCGTGTTGTTGAGGCCGGCATCGCCGAGAAGGCTCCGCGCAATGTCTGGAATTGAATGGCCGCGGAAACGACGAGAGTTGTCGTTAAGCTCGTAGCGCGCCTTGTTCATTCGATTGAGCAAAGCCCCCTCGATTCCTGCCTGACGAGTCTCATTCTCGTCGCGAGTGATTTGAACTTGAGGCTTAGGCTCAACCTGTCGGCTTGCCATTTTGTCGAACATGATAGCCCGTACCGATTCAACGGATGCCCCGGCATCGATATGCTCGGCTGCCTCCGAATCAAAACCGGCACGCTTGCAAATATCCATGATTTGCTTGCTTCTCTCGCGCTCGGCTTTTGCGGCCGCTTCCCGCTCCGCCGCTACGTCAACTACAGGCTCGGAAGTTGGTTTATCCACTTCAGAACTCCTTTTATTTTGTGGTTCCGGCTCATCTGGCTCAGTCACCACTGGTTTAACATCTGGCTCGGCGTCGCGGGTTTGCGTGTCCTCGCCATTTGAATCTAAAAATACAGGTGTCACATCGTCGGAAGTGTCTCCGCGAACCTCGGATGTAGGATCAAATCCAAGAGGCACAAGAGAAATTTCCATTGGCTCCCAGTCGGTAGCGCGGTAAACCGGCACAACAGAACCGTCGCGCTCAGTCACCTCGTCGACTTTCGTATACTCGTATACTCGGTAGCCAACAGAGACGTCTCCCAGGATTCCGTTGCGAATGGAATTGTATCGCTTTTCTGCAAGCTCGTGGGTGTCAAAAACAACACGCCCGACACCCTCAGGAGATCCGTCGGCGTTTTTGCTCAGCTTTACATCAAGCACCCTTCCAATATTATAGTCGTTCGAGAATCTGTGATTGTCCTGGAACGGTAAACCCCGCTTGGCTCGATCGAGTCGAATGTGCTTTTTCTTCATGGAGAGCTCTTCGTAGTACCTAAACCCCCATCCTTCCCGGAGTCCTCGCGTTCCCTGCGACCAAGATATATCAACAGATCTGTCGTCTTCGTTCAGTGTTTTAGGCATTAAGTTAGCCCTGGTACAAAGACGAGTAACAGTGTTTTTCATAAAAATACCCCTTCTGCTATAGGGGTATTGTATCAGTATTTATTTGTTTTTTGCAACTTCGACTAATCGGCGGGATTCTCGGCTTGAGCGATTCCCGCTTTCGTAAACCACTTCGGAATGGAGTCAACTCTCACCCCGAGACTTTCTAGGAGTGCTTGATCGGTCGCCCACTCTGTCAAAACCTCGTCGGGATCGTATCCCTGCGAGCGAATCGCCTCGCTCATGCTGAGGAAACCGTACCGAACCTTTGCAGCGAGTGCGTCCGTCTCTTTTTCCTCATCGAGCATTTCGAAATTCGGATAAGTCCATTCGACTGTCGCGCCTTCAAAAGCACTGAAACCTTGAATTATCGCGTATTCCTTGAACCACTCAAAAACTGGATCGAGGAATTTCGGCCGTAATATTAATTCTTGCCAGACTTCAATCTGTTTCTTAAACGGGATTTGTCCGATCTTCGCGCTCGAAAAATTCACGTCCTTGAGCGACTGACTCAGGTGCTCGTAAGTACAACCAAGACCACTCGCGATCATTTGGGTTTCGACTCTCACATACGGATCGTAGTCTCGCGACTCGGGCGGACTTGAAAAAGTGACGTCTTGGCCAGGGCTCAAAATGTTAATCGCCCCTGGCTCAATTTTCGAAAAAGTATCGAGCTCAGCGGAGTCAAAATCCTGATCGAGACCTGGCTTGACAAAAGCGGAGAAACACGCCGCAACCTTCCGTCGCACTCTCTCGCTGTCGCGATAATCTCCCAAGTCCTGGATATTCAATATAACAGGCGCGAACCAAGAAATACCACGAACTTGCCCGGCTCGATCCTCGTCGTAGAGGTGGATTATTTCGGATGCACTTATCCACTCGCCAGTTGTGTTCGATGGGTCGGGTAATATGTAATATGCCTCAGGTTGTGACTTACCGTTAAATCGGACACCATATATTTCATTTCTGTCATTGTGTTTAGAGATATCTAAGTTCGCTGACTCCATGACGTGCAGCGAGAGGGGTACAATGTTTTCGGCCGCATCCCTGTTAACGTTCCTCGCAATAAGCGCCTCACCTGTTACCACCATCGAGTTAAATGCGAGTCTCTGGAGTCCGTAAAAATTGTTCTTTCGTCGCTGGTCACAGTGCAGCCCGCCTGCCCACGCATTCCACACAGACTGCATTTCAGGATTTTTATTCCCTCGTGCGTCGCGGATTGTGGCTTTTATACCAGTGCTTGTTGCGTAAGCCTGGAGCACGTTGCGGCCTCGCTTTGCGTAAGCGTCGTTTCTAATTAAGTTAAGAGCGCGCTCGGAGAGAATCTTTGTGTCCTTGGCCTCGTTTTTAGGGGCCGCTGACTTTTTTATTCCAGGTCTCATCCTGCGAGTTGTCGCGCTCCCATCGTAGAGACCGCGAGCTTGATCGATTTTCAGTCTGGCACTATATCGATTCAGCGCCGCTTCGGGCGATAACACTTCGACAACTCTGTCGAACAGATTCCGTTTCAATTTTTTCTTTTTCATCCCACACCTCGAGAGTAATCCGCATATACCCGGGTGATTCCGATTTTGGTCCCACGAAGTTCGTTTTCAATGAGTGATTTTACTTTGAGCATCTCATCGATCGTCCGATATTCTACTTCCTTGTCAGCGAGTCTAACTCGCCGCTCGCCGCTTGAGATTGCGGCCTTTATGTTGTCCAAATCCTCTTGCGTGTAGGCCATGATTAATATCCTTACTTAACGAAACGTGAGCGGGAACCCCGAGTGTCGTTTTGATAATGTAATCCGACTTGGTGCATAAATGCGTCGTCGGAGTATGTATCCTCAGCGTCGCTTGGCACTCGCCGGATTGCTAGTCGAATCTGTGCCCCGATCTTGATATTGGGATCACTGATCGGCGGAAACTCGACCACATGGTGAAGAGCTCGACCATTCGCACCCAGGCCATCGGCTGAGTCAATTACCGATAATGTTACCTCTTCGCTAAACTCTTCATCACCGTTAGCATACGAGTATATAACAAACCACTTGACGTTGCCCGCGTCCGCAGTGCTGGGAGACCAATGGACGTGAGGATAAATATTGGTACCCTCCTTGAAGTCGTGCATTACCTCGAACTGAGACTCGAGAATCTCAGTTGTGTTTTGACCGTCGAAAGCCCATTGACTCAGGATTGTGAAACCTGGCATAGTCTCGAGATCGGGAGAACTCCCGCCGCTTGGCACATTCCAAAAGTGGGGGACAAAATCGTCCCACTGCTCTTCACCAACTTCGTTCGGCTGATATGACATACTAAATACCTTTACAAAATAAACCACGCTGTTTCGGACGCATTGCAGACAATATCGATTGACGCGTAAAGGGTCGTTATTGTCTTTGTGAGTGCTCCGTCGATCGTTTGCGCACCGTCCGCGTCAATCACAATGTTACCCGTGCCTATCTTTTTTATTGTATACGTTTTGTCGTTTATTGTCCCGCCGGCGCACTCAGGGAGATTGATAGTCACCGAGGTCGCTGAATCCACAAGGACTATATCGTCGAGGCTCGATAGCGTTGTGGGGCTTGTTGTCACTGTCTGAGTTCGTGGTAACTCTGAATACGTCGCGCCGCTACCCCTTGCGATTGACGAGTGCAACATCGAAGCTGCCAAGCAAAAAGCCACGATCCAAAACAGAGCCGCAATTGCGAACTTAATTTCCCTGATCATTGCAACCCCCACGTGTGTACGGTCAAGGTGTGGGGGCCAGATCCCTGTGTGCAGCGACAGTAAAGTTTTCCGCGAGGGTAAAAGTTTTGCAGAGTTATACTGGTAAACTTGTTGGGAATAATTAAAACCTTGTCGGCGTCGACCGCACCGGATGCGGCGCACTCAATTGGAAAACCGTCAGGATTCAAAACTTGAATGTTACGGTATTTCAAAGTGACCGTCGTGAAATCCGCTATCAGCTGATAGGTCGTCGCTGTGTCCCCCTGATAAGAAACTGATTGCATTGCAAATGCAGGATTGCACGAAAATGCAAAAATCCACGCTAAAAATAAGTATTTCAATGTACTACCTCCGTTAAATAACATTACCAAAAATTTGACTCCCGTCTTTTGATCTTAACCCGTTTGCGGTTTGATCTCACCTCGACTTGCTCTGTATTTTGCGTCGAATCCGATTTGATGCCGACCTCGGCGACGTGCCTATCGAATCGAGACCAATCACTCTCGGTAAATCGATCCATCCCAGCTAAGCACGCCATTGCGCGATTGTAGCACCACAGGTCTAGTGCTTCATTCCTTGGTTCGATCTTCACCCAGCGATAAGTCGTTCGCCCCTTTGAAGTTACAGGCTTTTTGCCCTCAGCTGTCAGCTGTTTAAAAAAGTCTGGCGCGAGCTCGGGGAAATGACAAAATCCTGACGGATATTCTCCAGACTCTCGATTCCGTTCGAGAGAGAGCACAGTATAAAGCTCGTCTTTTAGTCGATTGGTTCCGACCGGCCACAAGTCGATACCTGCTCGATTCTCCGCGCCTCGCGAACTTGTCGATAAATGAGTCGGTCGACCGATAAACATTTCGAGGTTGTCTTTTCCTTTAAGTACATGCACTCGACCGGTGCGGCGATGTTTCCGGTACCAGGTATAACATCGGTCGGTGAGATATCCGGTGTCGAGTCCCAATTTGTAAATCCCAAGGCTGATGTTTTCTCCCTCGACCTTCCACTGTCGAGTTAGAACGCTGTCGATTTTCTCCCACTCGCTCGCGTCCTTTGGATCTCCGTATATTGGATAGTTGTCGATCACATAATGCGACTTGTCCTTGCACCAGCCGATAATCTGAACTTCCCACCGGTCGGCTTGGACGTCAATTGAGGCTGTCAGAAATGCTACCGACGAGTGGACTTCGACGTAACTCTCGCGCCTGTCATAAAGTGATTCCCATGACGGCCTTTCAAAACTCTCGGAGTAGACTTCTCCCAGTTGGGTGTTAAAAAATACTTTCATTTTGGATTTGTCGTCTTTTGCCTTCTCGTATTTAAAAGCTATGTCAACCCATGAAGTCCAGCCAGCGGGTGCGTAGAATTTTGAAATATGGAATCCGACGACGCCCTCGTATGGAGCGGTCGCGATGTAGCGGCCTGCCTTGAGCATTTTCGTTTTGTGGTGCTCGTCAATTTCCTTTTCACACTGCGGACAGAGAAAGTACGCACGAGACGGTACACTCGAATTTTGCTCAAGATCGTAGCGGAAGTTTTCGAAGAATAAAATATGCTCGTGCCCGCAATGGGGGCAAGGAACGTGGTAGTAACGTTTGTCGGAGTTTTCAAAACTCGCCGCTATTTGTGAGTCAACGTCAGTCGGTGTCGAGAGCTCACAAATTTTATATCGAGAGAATGCGCTCGCTCTTTCCGCGGCCAAGTCAATCGGATTTCCTTCGGACTTCACGTCAGTCGGGTATCGGTCGGTCTCATCGAGCATGATAAATTTGCACGACAGTGAGGAAAGTGAGTTTGGGGACGCGGCGTTAGCAAGGGTGATTGTACCTCCGAGAAAGTCTTTTTGTAGGACGTTGCTCGTGTCCTTCATGGACCGTTTGCGCGTTAGTTCCCTCAGTCTCGGGGTTGACTCGCACATCGGGTCGAATCGGCTCGACCCCATTTTTCTAGCAAGTGACTCGACCGGATAAATGACGAGCATCGGGCATGGCGTCAAATCCATGGTGTACCCCATGGCGTTCATAATTGCTTCAGAAACGCCCATCTGAGCGGCTTTTTTTACTACAATCCGTCTCTCGGGATTGTAAAGACTGAGAGTGTTCATGATCTCCCGGAGGTATGGGGTGCGGTTCGTCCGCCATCGGCCTGGCTCCGAGGAGCCCTTGCTTGAAAGTATGCGATGTTGATCCGCCCATTCTGAGACACTAATAATCTGTGTCGGCCGGATTCCCTCCGAAAAGGATTTCGCAAAAAGTCCCATTGGCTCACCCCTCGCCGTCGTCGTTATTTATCCTGTCCTTAAACTCAAGCCTTCCGACTCGATCGCTCAAGTCCGTTAGGATTCTACTAATCTCATTAGTAAGGATATCATAACACTCATCCTGGCTACCTGTCCCAGCAAGTTCCCCCGCTAGCCTGTCGGGTATTGCGAGCAATGCGTCACGCGTTAGTCTCGCGGCCTCGAAGCTTTCTTGTCTAACAACGTCAGCCTCGACAAGCTCATGGAGTTGTTTTCTGTATTTAAGTTCCTCATTCTTCGCGGAGTATTTTCTCTTCTCGTCCAAGAAAAGAAGTCCGCCCGCTCCGCCATCCGACGCGCCGATGTCGTCCTCCGGATCGGTGTTACTCTCCATGGCCGCCTCCCTGGCTTTCGCTTTTGCCTTACGGTGAAGTTCCCGCCGCTTCTCTTTATTGTACGGCTTTGTTGCTGGGGGATCGAATTCCAGTGAGTGCTCCGCTTTCTTCCAGTCGATCTCGTAGAGACCTTCCTCGTTTTTTCTTACGATCATGGAAAATCTTTTCGAGTTGGCCCAATTACGACACTCCTTTATCGGACGGCCTGTCTTTTTCGACCACTCAGACAGCGTTAAAAACTTGCGAGGTCTTGCCATTATTCCACCTCCCCTAGCTTTTTGTGGCCGCGCTCGCGAAGCTTTATCAATCTCAAACGACAAGCATCATAACTGCGACCCAATTCCTCTGCCGTTGCAGTGAGCGAAACACGACTCTCGAGGTTCTCAAGGAGTATTCGGTCGTCTTCATAAGTCCAGTGAGTGTAAGGGTGTGCTGCGATTTTGGGTGGTCTCCCGATTTCAATCCCTTGTTTCCGGAGAAGCTTTACTCGATGCCTCACTGAAAGGACGGTTCGGTCAAGATGTCGGGCGGTCTCG